AACATGCATACAATCCTCATGTAAAAGACACATGGAGAAGAGACGTTCGTGGTAAAAGAGTAAAAATACCAGGTGCATTTTCAACTGATAAATCTGAGATTAGTTATGATTATGGTAAACACGGAATGTTTGATAAGCAAATCGCGGCGGCAAAAGCAAAAAGAGCACAACAGAAACAAGCAACTGCCGGAACAGGTATTCAAACCACATCAACTTCGTTCGGCAAATCAAGTGATATTAATAAACCAACAGTAATTACAAAAAAAATTGGTAATTAGTAAAAAAAGACTTGACTTTGATAAATAGATTTGTTATAATAAGTACATGAAGAAATATGTCATGTACACTAGGCTAATACATAGACTTAGTACTTAGGCACAATAATAGGCTAATATAGGAGAAATAATGGCTACACTAGCAGAAATACGAGCAAAGCTCTTGGAAAAAGAGCAACGTACAGGCGGAGGTTATCAATCCGATAACGCAATTTACGCCTTTTGGAACATCCCAGAACATTCAACAGTAACTTTAAGATTTTTACCAGATGCAGACGAAACAAATACGTTCTTTTGGAAAGAGCGTCAGATGATTCGTTTGGCATTTCCTGGTATCAAAGGACAGGACGAATCACGTAGTGTGACAGTCCAAGTCCCTTGTGTAGAAATGTGGGGCGATGCATGTCCAGTTCATGCTGAAATTCGTCCTTGGTTTAAAGATCCAAGTCTCGAAGACGAGGGTCGTAAGTATTGGAAAAAACGATCTTATATCTTTCAAGGATTTGTTATTGATAATCCTATGAACGATGATCAACCTCCAGAAAATCCAATTCGTAGGTTCGTTATAAATCCGTCCATTTACAAAATTATTTCGGCGGCATTAATGGATCCCGACTTTCCGGAAATTCCAACTGATTATGAAGCAGGAACTGACTTTAAACTTACAAAATCACAAAAAGGTCAGTATGCAGATTATACAACATCTAATTGGGCTCGTAAAGAGCGTAGTTTAGATCAAACAGAACGAGATGCAATCCAGACTAATGGTTTGTTTACTCTCAATGATTATATGCCAAAACGTCCAAACAATGATGAGGTTAAAATTATCTTTGAAATGTTTGAATCATCTGTAGCAGGAGAACTATATGATCCAGAGCGTTTTGGTTCGTATTATACTCCCCAGGGTGTACAGCTGAATAACAAAAACAAACCAGCACCTAGCGGCCCGTCGCAGGTTTCTAAAGCACCTGAACCAGTTGTTGCAGAAACAACAACAACTCCTACCGAAGAGAAAGTTGAAACTGAAACTGAAACTGAAGGCGGAGAAAAACCTTCAGCGGATCAAATTCTTAAAATGATCCGTGAGCGAAAAGCTCAATAATTTTATTCAAAGGGGAACATCGAGTTCCCCTTTTACTTTCACTTTCACTTTAGAGGAGATAAATGAGACCATTTGATATATCAAAATTTAGAAGAAGTATTACAAAAGCAGTTCCGGGAATGTCGAGCGGATTCCACGACCCCGTAGATTGGATTAGTACTGGAAACTTAGCACTTAATTTTTTAATTTCAGGCGATTTTAATAGAGGCATACCATTAGGGAGGGTTACATGTTTTGCTGGTGAAAGCGGAAGCGGAAAAAGTTTCATTGCCAGTGGAAACTTGGTGCGTAATGCCCAACGGCAAGGCATCCTCCCTATTATATTAGATTCAGAAAATGCCCTTGATTCTGATTGGTTATCTGCATTAGATGTAGATGTGTCAGAGGATAAACTTTTGAAATTCGGCGTAGCAATGGTAGATGAAGTTGCAAAATTTATAAGCGAATTTATGAAAGGCTACCGTGAACAATACGAAGATGTACCGTATGAAGAACGACAAAAAGTATTGTTTGTTGTTGATTCGTTAGGTATGCTACTTACTCCAACTGATAAAGACCAATTTGAAAAAGGAGATATGAAAGGTGATATGGGTCGTAAACCTAAGGCACTTACCTCATTGGTACGAAATTCTGTTAATTTAATTGCAGGAAATCCAGTAGGAATTGTTGCCTGTAATCACACCTATGCTTCACAAGACATGTTTGATCCAGACGATAAAATTAGCGGAGGCCAAGGATTTATATATGCTTCATCTATTGTCGTTGCAATGCGAAAACTTAAACTTAAAGAAGATGAGGCAGGTAATAAAATAACAGATGTTCGTGGTATCCGTTCGGCTTGCAAGGTAATGAAAACACGTTTTGCAAAACCATTTGAAAGTGTCCAAATTAAAATACCGTATGATACCGGAATGGATCCATATAGTGGTTGTTTAGACTTATTTGAAAAAGCAGGTGTAATAGTTAAAGAAGGAAATAAACTAAAATACACAACTAGAAAAGGCGAAGAAATAAAAGAATTCCGCAAGGGATGGAACCAAGAAAACTTACAAAAAGTTATAGACGACTTTAACGAAAACGATGCTCCTCTGGTAAATAACGATGATGTGGTACCAGAGGAGGTAATCGATGAAAATGAGTGAACAGGAAGTCCATTTGATTCACGATTTATGGGATGTAGTAAAATCATATTCTTCGAATAAAGATCATGAAATATTATGCGAAGAATTATTTGAAAAATTTGATAATAACGGTTTTGTAATTGAAGATAATGTACGAGAGTTAAAAGGATACGACGGAACAATGGACGACGTATTAAAAAACATGTATTATGAAGAAGAAGAAGAAAGAGATGAAGAGTATTTAGATGGCGAAGATCCCGAAACATACGATTACTGATGAGTACATGGTATAGAAAAATACAAGAAGACTTAGGTGAACTTGTTAATTGCATATCGGCATATGAAGTCATACTCGATGAAGCAAGAGTGGAGTGTGGCATGAAAGGTAACTTAGAAAAGTTATCTAGAGAAATGCCAGGTATTGTTGAGCATAGGTTTAATCAATTACAAGAACTAGAAGCAATATTAGAACACCTTAATATAGAGCTTCGTAAAAAACGATCCTTCGTTTTTAGAAAATTCACAGAACATTATAACAAAGCATTAAGTTCTAGAGATGCTGAAAAATATATAGATGGAGAAGACGACATAGCCGATTTTCAACATCTAATTAATGAGTTTGCATTACTGCGAAATAGGTTTCATGGCCTTATAAAAGCACTAGATGCAAAACAATTTCAAATTAATAATATAGTTAAACTGCGAGTAGCAGGATTGGAGGATATTGGTCTATAATGGGTAGTACTGAAGATTGGTGGTATAGTGAACGCCTACCTGAGATAAGAGAAGAAGAAAGAATTAGAAAAGAGAAAGAAAACTCTGAAGATCTTATCAAAATGGTAGAAGAAATGAAGAAAAACAGAAAGAAACTGCCAGAAAATGAAGAAAAAGGTTGACCTTTTGGGTGCAAGGCCGTATAATAGTAGTATGATGAATAAGAAAACAAACATTAACCCAAAGCAAGGATACGCCATGCTAGTAAATGTAAAGGTACATTCCGGAAACTACGGTGGAAAAGAAGTAGCAAATGAAGTTTTTCCATTAGTAAAAGGTTTTGCAGTAGGCAAAAACGGAGGCTTTATTACAGTAGATGGTACAGAAGTTCGAGGTTACCCAGACCGGGAAATTCGTATTAAACTTGTTAGTAAGAATGATTACGAAATAACCCAGTCAGACTTTGCCTTTGGTGAAGAACCAGTTACAAGTCCGATACTTGTTGATAAGACACCAGCCAAAAAAGAAGCTACTGATGAAGAGAGATTGAACGAAATCCGCGAACGTTTTGAGATTTTAGACGAAATGACACAAGGCTCAATTGATGGTGTTGTACGAGGAATGGTTGTAACAGGACCTCCAGGAGTTGGTAAAAGTTACGGAGTTGAAAAGGTCATTGAGAAGAACAGTATGTTTGACAAACTTGCCGATAAGCCACTCAAGTATGGAACTGAAAAAGGTGCGGCAAGTGCAATTGGTTTATACCAGTTACTTTACAGGTACGCTGATCCAGGTAGTGTTTTGGTACTTGATGATTGTGACAGC